AGAATTGATCGTGTATCAATAATTGCTAAATCATTTACTAAACAATATAATACATTATCTAATCCAAATTGGCAAGCTAATAATACATTAAATTTATCAACAGAAACGGGTTTCAAAACATGGACTGATTTATTAGGTTCGTCTACGCAAACTTCACAACAAATTGTTGATTCGTATTTTTCTAGTAGTTTAAGTGGCGCACAATTGAATATTGATTATTCAGATTTTAATAATTTTATATTTTACAGTTCAGCAACAGAACGTTTAAGTAATTTTAAATACAAATTACAACTTTTAGAATATTATGCATCTCAGAGTATATTAATTTCGCAAATCTCCGGAAGTAATGCAGAATCAAATTCTGCAGAATATACACAATATCAAACTAATTTAGTTAGTGGTTTTGATGCATTTGAAAAGTATTTATATTATGATTCATCATCTAAATTAACTACATATGATATTGCAAAAGAAAATGCGGTTTATGCTGACTTAACAGGAAGTTACGTACAACCAGTACCTAAATCTACATCTACATATCCATATGCATTATATTCCGTAACAAGTAGTCAATTTAATACATGGTACAATTCATTATTAGATTCAGCCTCATTATATGATTCATTTAATTTGAATTCATTAGAATATTCAATACCAGAGTTTATTAGATTTAATACTGATAATGAACAAATGGTATTGTTTGTACGAATGTTAGGACATCATTATGATATAATATATTCATATATCAATCATATGAATCAAATTCACACTCGTGAAGAAAATCCTAAATTAGGTATGCCAAATGAATTGTTATATACTGTAGCAAAACAATTTGGTTGGAATTTAACAAATGGAAATCAACAGCAAGAATTGTGGTCATATGTATTAGGTACTTCAGAAACCGGGACACCGCAAACCGGATCTAATTCTGTTAATGGTACATCATTATCAGCAAGAGATCGTACATATGCAATATGGCGTAGAATTGTAAATAATTTACCACTACTTTTAAAATCTAAAGGTACTAAACGCAGTGTTCAAGCATTGTTATCATGTTATGGAATTCCACAATCAATGATTTCAATCAATGAATATGGAGGACCTAGACTAGAACGGGCACCTGTATATGAAAAATTAAATTTTGATTATGCATTAGATGTTAGTAGTAGTGCAGCTGGTATTGTAACTGTAAATTATAATTCCTTACCGTTAAATTCAATTGAACTGCGTTTACGAACAGATAACATACAAGATAACCCATTCCTTCCGAATGTAATGAATGTTCTTCAATTTGGCGGAGATCGTATTGTATTAGCATTTCAAAGTGGTGATAAAGGTATATTTCAAATCAATGCAAGTGCACAGACAGATCCGATATCGATATTTGATGGAGAGTGGGCATCTTTAATAGTTAAAAATAATGGTGGTAATATAGAATTAGTTGTAAAAAAATCTAAATATGGAAAAATAGTAGCAGCAGTATCTGCATCAGACAGCGGTAATATACCGGTAAATGGACCTTTAATATTAGGAGGAACTTCTGGTGGTAGTAGATTTGTTGGTCAGTTTCAAGAATTAAGATTATGGTCATCTAGTTTACAAGATTTGGCATTTGATAATCATGTTAAAGCACCAGCTGCTTATAATGGAAATGTAGATGCATATTCTGAATTGTTATTTAGATTACCACTTACACAAAAAATAAATCACGCACTTACCGGTAGTTTACCAGGTGTGCAGCCAATTTCATCTAGCATATCAGCATCATTTACGAGTTGGTCTGTTAATACGCCATATGATTCTATTGAAGAAACATATTATTATGATTCTATTTCTTTAGGTGCTGGAACGTATGATGATAATAAAATACGTATTGAATCAAATGAATTGATTGCTCCGTTAGATGTTAAAACAAGAGCAGAACGAAGTCAATTTGATCGAGCTCCATTAGATAGCAAAAAATTAGGAGTATATTTTTCTCCTCAAACAATGATTGATGAAGATATCATTGCACAATTAGGATTTACAGATTTAGATCAATATATTGGCGATCCAGGTGAGGTAGAAGCAAAATCATATCCCAACTTGATTCAAGCTGCACAAAGCTATTGGAAAAAATATGCTGATAAAAATGACATTAATTCATATATTAAAATGTTTACATTGTTTGATTTATCATTTTTCAAACAATTGGATCAATTACTTCCGGCGCGTGCCGATAAAATTACGGGTGTTTTAATACAACCAAATGTTTTAGAACGTAGCAAAGATACAATTTTACCTAAGATACGACATTATAATTCAAGTTATTATGCTCTTATTGAACAAACCCACCCTACTGCATCGGGTGATTATTTGCAATATCTTGGTTCAATTGATGGTGATATTTTAACTATATCTGCACAAGATGATGATCAATGGCAAATGTATTTAACATCTTCTCAAGCAGAAAAATATGATGGAACAACATATTCATATGAATATCTAATCCAATCGGGTAGCACATATATTACCGCTTCTTCCCCGTATTGGCGTAGTGAAGGTTTATGCCCGGCAATTACATCATCAGTTTTATCAGAATTTAAAACAAATATAATTCCCGGAAAAACATATACGGAATTTATAGTAGAATTAGCAACAATAGCTCCGTTGTTTAATTTTACATATGATAACGGAATAGATGGAGTAGGCGCATTTCTACAAAAAAATATAAACGGTGGATTTAATACTATTGACGGCAGTTTAGTATATCCTGGACAAATAGTTTTAATCAAAGATGGTCATACAATATCTGCTACTAGTACAGAGATTGAACATGTTAGTAATGGTATATATGAAGTAACACTTCCAGGATCATTAAGTACAAAATTTACATTGAATAGAATTGCATCGGCAGACGAAATAGCTGAATTTGTTAATCAACGTGTAATAGTAACTAGCGGAATCGATAATATCAATTTTATATTTTATCAAACTCAAACAATAAATAATATAGGAATTGATGCACCGACATATGTTACTAAATCTGGATATATTTTACAAGAAATTCAAGATTACTTACCAACGGGTATTGATAATCAACGGTATTCTGGTGCTAAACTAACATCTCCTGGTTTCAATATTGCATCAACACAAACCGTAGATGGAGGTCCGGTGGTAGAATGGAGAACAGCAAATCCTAATCAATTAATATATCAAAACAACGGCGAACAAGGAAGTTTTGTATTGGTATAAAATTTATAACGTGTATATTTATATGAAATAAGGTTAAAACATATGGGATACTTAGATAATTCGAGCGTTACAATTGACGCAATATTAACATTGAAAGGTCGAGAATTACTTGCAAAAGGTGGTAATGCATTTAAAATTACACAATTTGCATTAGGAGATGATGAAATTGATTATTCATTATGGAATCCGGATCATCCACTTGGAACTGATTATTATGGTACTATTATAGAAAATATGCCAGTAACAGAAGCAATTCCAGATGAAACTCAGGCATTAAAATATAAATTAATTACATTGCCGAAACAAACAACTAATATACCTATTGTTACAGTTGGAAATACAGCTGTTACATTAGCGGCTCCTGGTGATAGTTCTATTATAGCTCCAAATACAAGCAACTTCCAAGGCGGAAATGCCAATCTAGGATATACCGCAATATTGTCAGATTCAACGGTTTGTGATATTCAAGTAACTAGAGCATTACAATCATCAACACTTCCAACTACTCCTAGATTTATTGGAGATAATGAAGATGCACAAAGTGTTGCAGTTGCTGGATTTGAATTCCGCATTGTTGCTAAGACTCAAATGATTGAAGATAAAACTGCAACTATTACAGTAATTGGAAATGAAACCGGTGGAAGTGTTACCATTAATGTAACTGTTAAAAAAGCAACTACAGCAACTATATAATAGGTTAAAGAAATGAATTATACAAAGTTAAAACAACAACCAAAACAAGGTGGCGTACCTAGGATTAATCTAAATCAAGCTGCTGCAGCAACTCCAACTCGAGATGCAGTAACATCTCCGATTATCAGTCCGGCAAATACATCAGCAATTACAGAACAAGTTCGGCAATTAGCTCAACAACTTGCTAATCAGATTGTGGCGGAACAACAACAAACACAAATATTAGCTCGTAATGGTAGGACATATACTAAATTTGATACTGCTAACGATATTATTTCAAATCAAACAGAAACCGTTACGGCAGGTTTATGGTCTGATAATTTAGCCAGTTTAGAAACGTTTTTTACCTCATCAACACAAACTACATCGCAACGTCGTTATTATGTTGACACATATCATAAAGCTATTACAGAAACAGGTTCAGCAGTTCAATTTTCATTGGCTTTCGGTCATGCATTAGGAAGTGGATCTGATTCACAAGGGCAACTTAATGATTCGCCTAGTAAAGCAATTTATTCACAATACCGACAACTTTTACTTGCACCAACAGATACACGTTTTACGACTGCTGGATCAGGAAGTACGGATTATATCTATGTAGTTAATTTTAAACGTAACCGATTAAAAGAACGTTTAGATGCAGGTAATTGGGAATTGCCATTACGAACAATATCAGGTTCTCGTCCTACAAATGCAACGGGAAGTATTGTAACATCTGGATCTAGAATTATTACGTTGATTGATGACTCATCAATTTCATCGGCAGCTGTTGGAGATTCTGGAAAAGTATATAACATTGTATCGGGTTCAATTAATGGAGGTGTATTTAATCCGTCGGCGCCTGTATATTATGGATTAGCTTACCCAGATTACGGAACATTGGTACTAGATGGAAAAATGTTAGATCAACAGTTAAGATTCCAAACTAATACGGGTTCTAGTTCCGAAGGTAATAATCACTTTGCATTATTCCATTCAATTTCAGGATCTGCAGGTGTGCCAAATCCAGCAACTAGTGACCCATATGGTTTCTTAGCACGTAATTCAGAAAAAGTAACAAGTACACACTATTTTGTAAGGGTAAAAAATGCGGAATATAATTTTTCTAATAATCCTTCATATGTTACGGGAAGTGTTGGACAAGTAGCACAATCAACATTTATTGGTGATCCGAAAACATATATAACAACGGTTGGTTTATATAATGATTCACAAGAATTATTAGCAGTTGCAAAACTTTCTAAACCATTGTTGAAATCATTCCAAAGAGAAGCATTGATTAGAGTCAAGTTAGACTATTAAAATTCAATCAGTAATTTGAGCCCGTTATATTTATATGTATAACGGGTTTTTACTAATCATGGCAGAATCAAAAATACAACAACAAAATACTTATACAGGCCCTGTTCCTACTGTCTTTAAAAAGATTGGAGATTCAGATGTAAAAGTTAATCCATTCCAGACATATAAATCTTGGATGGTCGTATCAGGAAGTGAAACTTCTAGTGCATTGCCATTACAAGCAATTTATTCTGATATCAATAATTTGCCAGCATTAGGTTCTAATTTAACATTTAATGATGCAAAGAATATAGATGACTCATTGCAAACAATTACATATTATTCTATAAATCATTTATATTATAAGAATAAATTAGAACCAATGAAAACCTATGGTCCTACCGATTTAACGCGGACTAAGAAGTTTTTATATCAGTCGGCATCGATATTATCATTTCCGCAAGTACGTATAGGAGAAGGCATTAAACCGGCATCATTTACAATGACAGCAAGTTATGTAAGTGGTAGTAGCATATATGGCTCCGGATCATATGGAACTTCATCATATTCAAGTACTTTGCCATTGTATATTTCATCTGATAGATATGGTAATCTATATAATGCTGCATTTAATACAAGTTCAATTATCACCGGTGTAAAATTTCATGAAGGATTTAATGAATATTTTGATGCATCTAGAAATATTAATGAAAATATCGGAATTACATATATACCTGGTGTATTAGTAACTACAAATTTGCAAGGTAATTATGGATATGCCGCAAAATTTGCAAATGGTTATTTAAAAACAACATTGGATGGATTATATGATAGAAACAATGATTATGCAATTTCATTTTTTGTGTCAGCATCTAATACAGATCCGGATTCTAAAATTATCATAACAAAAGCATCTAGTTCATTAACACCACAATATCCGTTTAAAATAGAATTAAGTGGTAGTAATCAAATTGAATTTACAATTGCTGGATCTACATCATTTAAAACACAAGTAACATCATCAATAGCTGTTACCAATTGGACTCACATTGTTTGTCAAAAATCCGGAAGTTCAATGCAAATGTATGTTAATGGCACATTGCATTCATCTGCTTCTAGTGCATTATTGATTGATACAAATTCTCCATTTACGGCATCTGCTAGAATTGATAATAAAGATTCTGTTTATATCGGCGGATTTGAAACATCTTGTAATTTAAGTGGTGTATTAGATGAAATACGAATTTACAATAAATCATTATCTAGTACTGAAATTGGATATTTAGCAGATTGGTCTGAGGGTGGTACTTTCATGCAAACTAATCATGTTGGTAATATATTTACTAAACAAGGTGTTGCTATATTATCAAGTCCAGATTATCGCATACACAATGTTATTAATACAGCATACACTGCATCATATCGCAGTACTAAAACAATTTATGAATTAGGCGTATTAGCAAATGTAGATTCCGGAGATTTTAATATTTCATCTAACATATCACTAACAGCAGATGACGATCAAACATATAAATCATTTGCAACCGGAAGTGCATTTGCGCCATATATTACAACAATTGGGTTGTATGATGATGCCGGACAATTACTTGCTATTGGAAAATTAGCACAACCTATTCGCAAAAGAAATGATGTTGATACAAATTTTTTAATTAGAATAGATTTAGATAGGAATATTTCATGATACGACTAAAACAACTTTTACGTGAATTATCTGATTCAGAAATTACTCGTTTATTAGATAAAATACGCAATAAATCATTCCGTTTAATAGGCGGGGGTGATAATGGTCGTGTTTATGAAATTGATGGAGAAGATAAAGTTTTTAAAATTACAACCGAGCGTGATGAGTATGAAGTTGCTAAAATTATAGTAAATAGAGCATCGGAATTTACTTGTTTTATCCCAGTATATTATGTTAACGATCGCGAACAAATGTATATTATGTCAAATGCAGAAACATTGCCAGAACAAGATCGTATGAATATTGATGCATTTATGGAACAATTCAAACAATTTGCTAGATCCGAAGGCGGAGAAGTTTCAATATTTGATTTTTTGGATGCAGATGGAGCACGTAATATGGATATTAAACTAGTTAATTTTATTCGAGCTTTACAAAGAGATGTAGCAAAAATAGGTATCGATGATTTTGATTTAGATTTAGATTTTAGTGCATCGAACATGATGTTGTGGAATAATAAGCTCGTATTAGTAGATTGGTGATATTTATTATATATAAAGGTTAAAAATGATCAAGTTAAAAAACTTATTAACAGAAGATGTAAATTATATATTAAAAAAATCACCAAATGCAATTATTTCAAAAGCAGCTGACTTAATGGCAGGTGTATTTCGAATTAAATTTAAAGCTACTAGAGACGAAAAATCTCCTCCGGATTTTGAACATGACGTCATGTATGTTTTAACATCTCCTAAAAATACACAATATGGTCCAGCATCTAGTTTTGCAAATGGCGATTGGTATTATATAATAGGAGATGACCGTAAAAAAGCAGAACGACGTCTTGTAACTGATGTATTAATTTATCCGAAACGAAAATTAGTTGGCGTTGATAAAGGAAAGCAAAAATGGGAAGAAATTGAATTTTTATTTAAAACAACACCAAAATCATCGGGTAAAGTTGGAAGTAGCGATATTATCAAAGTAAGTGATTTTGTTTCAGCTATCGATCCTAAGGCTGAAAGAATTCCTGAAACATTGGGAACTGGTGCTACATTGATCAAACAAATAAATGACATACTTAATAATACAATTGTAGATTCTCCTAGTAGTGATGAAAAAGAAATTGTGGTTGTCAAAAAAGATGGATCTTCAGATGATTCTAAAAAAGATGGATCTTCAGATGATTCTAAAAAAGATGATTCGGTAGTTATTGATAAAAAAGATGATGAAGTTAAAAAAGATGATAAAGTATTAAAACAAGTAACTAGTTTAGAAAAATTGTCATTTAAAACGGATAAAGGTGAAGATAAAGCGTTATCTAAAGAAGAATTACTAGCATTATTACCAGAAATTAATAAAACAACGCCAGATGCCGAAACTGCAAAGGTCTTCCAACAGCTTATTATGCAACGCGTAATAAACAGTAAGATTATGGTAGATGGAAAACAATATACATTAAAAGAAATAATACCATCTGTTAAAGATTTTGCCAATATTGCAAAACCAGTTGATGGCATTTGGGGAAATAAATCAAAAGCTGTAATACGTGATTTGAATAAAGGATTTTTTAAAGTACAAAATTCAACAGACGTAACAGAACAATTGATTGATAGATTATTATCTCCAATTAAATCGGAATCTAAACTTTTATTGAAATCTATACTTCTTGAACTTAATTTACGAGAACAAGATTTTTCAGGGTTTGATGTTTCAGCTGTTACTACTCCAACGCCTGTTACTACTACAAAAAAAGAAGTTCCTAAAACAACAACATCTACATCAACTAAAACTGTTCCAAAAACGACTGAGCCGGAAAAAGCTAAGGCACCGGAAAAAACAAAAAAATCTGATACTGCAACACTTTTAGGCCAACGCCGAGGTATTGATAAAATAGCTCAAGCAACGGGTGGTAAATTATATTACAGTGAAAAGTTAAAAGTATGGTATATTGATTTAGAAATACGTATTGTACGAGGGCCAGCAAAAATAGATGCAGATGGATTGTTACATATGCGCGATGATGGTACTATTTCTGTTACATCAGAGGGTAAACAAATTGTACAAGGTATCGGTAGCGGATGGACTGAGGGCGGTAAAAAATTAATAACAAAAACCGGAACTTATACTAGCAACTTATCTGCAGGCGATGCAATATTTGATACATTATTTCAAGCAATTCGTGCCAATGCAGGTGCATGGAAAGATAAAACGCTGAATCTACAAATTGGTATTAATAAATTAAGTTTTAGAAATCTTCCCGAACAACCATCTTTAAAACCAAAAGCTACTACTACTAAATCAACAACGAAGACATCGACAAAAACTAGTACACAAGCACAAAAGCCAGCACCTAAACGTTTTATACAAGACGTTGCTAAAGCATTAAATGTAACAGCATCATATGATAGTAAACTTAAAGTTTGGTGGTTTGATGCAACTCTTTTATTAAAAAGAAGTCCAGGAGCATTTGATCAAAATGCATTTTTGCATGTACGCGACGATGGAACTATTATAGTTAAAGTAAAAGGTGCTACAATATTACAAGGTACAGGAAGTGGTTGGTCTGATGGCGGCAAACGTTTACAAGCAAAATTGTTTGGTAAAACAGTAACAGAAAAAATATATGTAACAAAAGCTGCAGCAGGTCCTGCATTTAAAGTGACATTATTAGCAGCAATACGAGCAATATCTTCATTTTGGTCAGTAACTACATCTATTAAAAGTGGTGTATATAGAGATGTTTTGAGTAATAAGTAAATATATTAAATTTAATAACAAGTTATGGCAAAAAATCATTTTCACAGCTCGGGCAACTCAAAACGAGCTACGGCACTTAAGTACGGATATAAATCTGGATTAGAACATACAGTTGCAGATTGGATAAAAACTACTGCATATGATTTGAAATATGAAACAGAAATCATAAATTATATAGTACCTGAGCGTAAAGCAAAATATACGCCTGACTTCGTATTTACAAAACGCAATGGCCAATTCATGTTTGTTGAAACAAAAGGACGATGGACTACAGCAGATCGTACTAAAATGAAACATGTATTACAGTCAAATCCTGGTGTTGATATTCGTATGGTATTTCAAAATCCTAATCAACGTTTGTCAAAAACAAGCAAAACTACATATGCTGAATATGCATTAAAATTAGGAATTAATCATGTTGCTAAGAAAGATATACCTGAAGAATGGTTGTTGGAATGCATAAAATCCGGTGAAAGTCCGATAAATGTTAAACGTTTCTTTGAATAAGGTTTGATTTTTAAATTATTTTTAATATATTCATGAAATATTAATGAAATTTATTTTATTAATAGATTGAATTATTTATTAATTCGATCGTTTGATCAGTAATGTAATGTATGTGTCAAACATATATTATTTATATTAATATTAATTATTAATTGGATTCCTTACAGAATTTTATTATTATATTAATATGAAGAATCATAAATTACTTCAATTATTGGAATCAGTGTTAGGTAAAGGAAAGCCTACATCCGGAGGTAATATAACATTCTTTTCTCCATTTACTTCACATTATAAACCTAAATTAGAAATTCGTAGTACTCCGGATGAAAACGGAAATTATACTTGGCACTGTTGGATTACTGATAAAAAAGGTAAAAGTATTCACACGTTGTTTAAACAATTAAATTTACCTAAAGAACGTTTAGAACAACTTAACCGTATAATCGAATCAACTCGTTATCGGGTTGATGCTAAAGAAATCAAAACCAATCAAACAATTCAATTACCTGCAGAATATGCTCCACTTTGGATTAAAAAAAATACGCCGGATTATCGCAATGCAATTCACTATTTAACAAACAGAGGTGTAACGGTTTTTGATATTTTAAAATACAGAATAGGTTATTGTGAAAATGGAGAATATTCCGGCAAGATAATTATTCCTAGTTACGATCGCGATGGTCAATTAAATTATTTTGTTAGTAGAGCATTTTATAAGGCAGATAAATTCAAACATAAAAATCCAAAGATTTCAAAAGATATAATTGGATTTGAAATGTTAATTAATTGGGCTGAACCTATTATTTTATGTGAAGGTTCATTTGATGCAATTGCTGTTAAAAGAAATGCAATTCCATTGTTTGGAAAAATAATTCAACCTGCATTGCAAAAGAAAATTATTGAAGAACGCGTTAAAAACATTTACATATGTTTAGATGCAGATGCTTTAAAAAATGCATTAGCAATTGCTGAAAAATTTATTGGAGAAGGTCTTAATGTTTATTTTGTTGAATTGCAAGATGATGATGCATCTGAACTAGGATTTCAAAGAATTACGGAAATTATAGAAAATACTGATATTTTAACCTTTGAGCGAATCATGGAGCTCAGAATGGGATTATTATGGACATAAAACATATTGATACATCAATTACACTGATTGATAAAATTTTTCATATTTCAGACGTACATATTCGTACATTGAAACGCCATACTGAATACCGACAAGTATTTAAAAATTTATTTGACTACATGGAAACCCACGCTACTAAAAATAGTGTCGCAGTTGTAACAGGAGATATTGTTCATAGCAAATTGGATATGTCGCCGGAACTAGTTCAAATGCTAGTTGATTTCTTTAATGGATTCAAAATACCTACCGTTGTTATTCTAGGTAATCATGATATGAATCTTAACAATATGCACCGAGTAGATGCAGTAAGTCCTGTATTAGATGTTATTCAAAATCCTAATATTCATTTTGTAAAAGATAATGGACTTTTTGAATTAGGTGGATGTGTTTGGAATCATATGGCAGTCGATAAGACACCTGCAGATTACATACGAGCTGATCAATTTTCAGCTACATATAAAATTGCAATGCACCATGGTGCTGTTAATACTGCTAAAACGGATATAGGTTATCAAATATCAAATGAACATGTAACAACAGAATTATTTGCTGGTCATGACATTACATTGTTAGGCGATATTCATAAGCCAGCACAATTTTTAGATGATGCACGTACAATTGCATATCCTGGATCGCTTATTCAACAAAATCATGGAGAAGCATTAGATCATGGAATACTTGTATGGGATGTTGCTAATCGAAGCGCTGAATTTACACAAATAGAAAATGACTACGGTTATGTTACTTTAGAAACACAAGGTGATAAAATTGTATCACATCCGCACCGAATGCCAGAAAAGCCTCGTATTAGAATTAAATTTAATGGTACTAGTGCAGCTGGAATGAAAAAACTAATTGCAACTATTCGTAAAAAGTACAATGTACAAGATATAACAATTCAACGTACGATTGATCATGGTGCAACGGCTGCATCATCTAGTTTAGCTATTGGTAATGTTAGAGACGTAGAATATCAAAATACGTTATTATCAGATTATATAGATTCACATTTTCCTCAAGCAACAGCAGAAGAAGTAGACGCAATTAGACATATTAACCGTACAATTAATTCTAAACTTCCAGCAGTTGAATCAATTCGTCATACAACATGGCATCCGATATCATTTGAATTCGATAACATGTTTTCATATGGTGAAGGCAACACGTTAAACTTTGAAAATTTATCTGATGTATGCGGTTTATTTGCAGCAAACACATCTGGTAAGTCGTCTTTGTTAGATGCAATAACATATACTATATTTGATAAATGTAGTAAAACAGGCAAAGCAAATGAAATATTAAACAATAAAAAAACTTGGTTCCGGGGTTTATTCAAATTTGAAATGAATGGAATCATATATACAATTGAACGTCGAGGTACTCAAAATAAAAAGAAAGAAACACACGTAAAAGTTGATGTTGATTTTTATACTGAAACAGAAAATTTAAACGGAGAAGAACGAAGTGATACAAATAAAAGTATACGTCGCTACCTAGGAACGTATGATGATTTTATTTTAACGGCATTTTCACTTCAAGCAGATAACAATAACTTTATTGAAAAGTCTCAAAAAGAACGCAAAGATTTGCTTTCACAATTTTTAGATATTACGGTATTTGAACAACTTTATCAACTCGCAGCTGATGAAATAAAAGAAACTGCAGGTCGTTTAAAAGATTATAAGAAAACGGATTTTGCTGAAATTATTATTAATTCTGATAACATTATTACCGACAACCAAGAAACAATTACGGCATTGGAAACTGAAGAAGATGTATTGCAAGATCGTCGTAACTCACTTCAAGAACAAATTGTTACATTTATTGAAACGAAACTACCAACATCTTATAATGGCCCAGATATTGAAGAATTAAAAAAACAAGAAGCAACATTGATTGAACATATTGAATCAATTCAAACAGACATTGAAACTGCGGAATTTGATTTAGAATCTTTGATTGCAACTATCAGTGAACATAAATCAACGTTGGCTCAATTTGATATACCAACTATAACAGAACAAACAAAACAATACTCTGCAAAAGAACATTCAGTCAATACACTTTTACAAAAATTACGCCAACAACAGGAGATAGTAAATGCAAAACAAGAAAAAATTAATCACCTTGCCGACCATGAATATGATCCGCAATGTCAATACTGTACATCTAACGTTTTCGTACGAAATGCAATCGAAGCTCAAAATACAATTGACCAAGATAGAAATGTATTAGATTCTTTAAAAGAAAGAATTGCAACGTTAAACAATGAATTGAAAATATTAAACCCAGTATTTGAACAAACAGAACAACTTAACTCGTTACGCAATACTATTGCAACCAAGTCAATTACAAAAGAACGCAATGAATTGCAACTTCAAATCTTAGAAAGTGATTTGCAAACCCGAGAATCTGAATTAGAAACGGCAGTTGAACGACAAGAATCATTTCGCCAAAATGAAACGGCAATTAAACACAATCGAACTATTGACATTGAAATTGAATCTTGCAAAAAACAAATTGCAAATATATCAGAACAAATCAAAACAATTCAAAATCAAATTAAAAATAATTATGGGGCAATTGAAGTAGCAAAAACACAAAAATCTACGGCAATGCAACAATTGGAACGTTATCAACAACTTGAAACTGAATACAAAGCATATGGTTATTATTTAGAATCAGTTAAACGAGATGGCATTCCATATGAATTAATTACAAAAGCTCTTCCTAAAATAGAAGCTGAAATAAACAATGTACTTAATCAAATTGTTGAATTCAACATGGTAATGAACACGGATGGTAAAAACATTAATGGTTATATCATATATGATGAAGACAATTTTTGGCCATTAGAATTAACAAGCGGAATGGAACGTTTTATTTCATCTTTAGCAATTCGCATAGCACTTATCAATGTTTCGGCACTACCTCGTCCTAATTTCATTGCAATCGATGAAGGTTGGGGAAGTTTAGATTCAGAACACATTTCTTCTGTAGTAAATTTATTTGAATATTTCCGAACTAAATTTGATTTTTCAATTATCATTTCACACGTTGATTCAATGCGAGATATGGTCGACAATTTAATTGAAGTAAACAAGACACAAGGATTTAGCAAGATTAATCATGTTTGATATTTATAATAAAGATATCAAACTCAATGAAACGCAAAGAAGCAGTATATAAAGGTTTAGAATTCGTTCCGGTTTATTTTCAAGATACATCATTAACATCTCCGGACTATTTTCAAATAACTGAATTTCCTACACGTTTAACAGCCGGTAAAAATCTATTTAAACTTCGAGGTCATCCTACTAATTTACGTGTTGGCGGAGTATTAGGAATTGAAGTATTGGATTATAATGGCGATCCAATTTATTCTGAAGTTGTAGATTACATTGATGAAGACAAATCACGTGTCATTGCAATTTATATTTATACAGAAACATCACCAGGTGATTGCAGCATAACACTTTTAGCAGAAGCACAAAATATACAAGGTCAAGCCGTACCACAAGAATGGCAAGGTCGTCCAAATATCAAATGGCGTCGTACAGTACCTGTCAATCCAAATGTATCAAACGTATCTGAAATCATATTTTCTAAATTACCACAAGTAACAGTATCAGAACAAGTTGGAGTACAATTAGACCGAATTTATTCCGGCAGTCAACAATTTCCAACATATACAACAGGAACAGTAAGATTATTTACACTTAACGGTGCACCTGCAATAGAGCTCGTAGGGGGTAAATTTACTGGAGATATGAAGACAGGAACAATTACAGTTGCTACTCCACAAAATCCTTCTCCTACTCCTAATTACCCGGTGGTCTCCGCTCCTTACTCTAGTACAATAAAAAAAGTATTATCTGACACTACGATTCTATTAGATGAAGAATATACGGTTTATAGTAGCCAAAGTATTTTTCCTCACATATACACGGAATTTGCCGCATCAGCATTTTCATTGACATATGAACAAACACCTACATATGTTGCAACAGAAAATTCACAATCATTTGCTCTAGTGCAAATCAAAGGATTAGAACCGGCAACTGGAGATGTATCTCGCATAAAAGTTTATACAAACAATAAAGGTACGGTTGGTACGTGGGAATTAGTTAATGATGTTGAATTAGAAGAAACAGAAATATTTGTAACTAGCACAGCATCTTTATTTCCTGACCAAAGTATAGGCACATTTACATCTCAAAGCATTATCAATACATATTGGGAAGGATTTACGTACACGGGTAAAACTACCGGTACAGCTCCAACACTTACTTGGTCGACAGCATCATTGAACGATGCCATGAATATTACAAGTGCTACTAATATTTCTGCTCAAAATGCAGTGTTAGTAGTACAAAATAAATCTGCATATAATGGCATATTTATTGCAACATCATCATACAAAGTTTCTATAGATGCATTAGGTACACGCGATGCAACAGGACTTAACCCTCGCTTATCAGTATATGTTTCTGGTAGTGCTGTAGCATTCGACCCAACAGATTATTTTAATCAAGAACTTCCAAAAACATTAGGTAAACGCATTGGTGAATTAGAAGTAACTTCAGATTCACAACGATTTGATGATGTGGTATTTAATTTTGAAAGCAATTATGATGGTACTGGTGCACTGCTATTTGTAGTAGAATCAGGTCAATGGCAGATTGCAGATGTACGCACAACTACAGATAACGATGCTGGATATTCTCCGAATTATACTAGAATTAGATCAATAATTGAAACGCCACATAAAGCAAACAATCAAATTTCATTCAAAGTAGAATATTATAATGTTGATGGTGTTGTTAGCAAACAAACTTCATATCTTTATGATAACGTGTGGCAAGGCGGCAATAGATACATCGATGGCGATTATTCAATGCTTACTGGTTCACTTTATGTCGCAGATTCCCTAGAATCAGGAGTTGCAATTTCTGGATATAAAAATTCTGGATTTGTTAGATCATTAGGATATGAAGGTTTTGATGCAGGATTTCCAGGGTTCTTACTTTGGAGTGGTTCTGCACTAACCGGTTCGTTGTCAAAATACAATCAACCATATTCCGGAGTAGGATTAGAACTATATCTCAATACTGCTAGTTATTTTAGATATTCAACTACAGATGATGAAATTTATGTTGCAACAAATAATTTCTTTTTTGGTGATATTGCAACATCATATATTAGCGGTAGTAATGGATTAATTGAAATTTCATCTAGTAATTTTTTACTTAGTAGTAGCGGAGATGTATTTGCAAATGATGCAACTTTCACCGGTATAAATGAATCATCTGCATTTGCAAATACAACAGTAACAATTACAACTGCAAATTCATCTAGCTATCTCAGTCCACGCGGTTTAGGCACGATACTTTCTCCATATTATTGGGAATTAGTTTTAGATGGATCATTAGGTGGACTAATTTGTCAAAAAGTACTTATCAATTGTGATATATTAACAGCTCCATTTAATGCCGTAGTTAATGATTCAACTGCATATAGAGCAATTGGATCAATTTTAACGCCGGTGACAAATACAGCAGGATCCACTGTTATTATTGCTATCGATTCTAACCGTATAGTTTATTTAACTGATGAATTTGCACTAGCACAATTTTAAGAGGATATATATGGGAGTTTATTTATTAAAACCTGGCACATTTCAAATAACAACGGCTGGCACAAATTCATCTACATTATCAAGTATCGGCGGATCAAGTGAACCATTTTCGAAATTATTTCATTCTAATATCATAGTAGAATCTCAAGATGCAGCTAAATCTACATTTAAAGGTGATTTGCAGATTGATGAAACGTTAACAGTTAGCGGTTCATTATTAATTAATAATCATTTAACTATTAATACTAGTGGTACAACAACGGTATCGGCAACTGATTTAGAGTCAGTAATATTAGTTTCCACAACTAGTGGAACAGTAACATTACAATTACCAACAACCACCGGAGCTTCTAAAGGACGAATATATTTTATCAAAAAAATAGGTGGCACAAACGCATTAACTATTAATCCGGCGTCGACTACTACTATCGACGGAGCATTAACACTAGCTACATCGGATGCATCTGCATCTATACAATTGTTATCATCCGGTAATACATCCCTAGGATATTATATATTATCTGAATATGGTACTTGGACGTAATATATTTATATAAAAAGAAATACAAATGAACAAAATAACAACGTTATTTCCAGGCGGATTCAAGCCATTAACCGGAGCTCATTTAGCATTAGCAGAACGTTATGCTCAACACCCTGACACCGATCGAGTAATTCTTCTTATTGGGCCTAAGGATCGCGATGGAATTACCCGAGAAAAAACAATTGATATATTCAATTTGATTAATCGTAATACAAACATCACAATTCAACCTACTGAATTCAATTCTCCAATAATGGCTGCATATGAATATTTGTTTGCACTTCCAGCTGATGTACAAGGTCGATTTGCAATGGCAGCATCAACAAAAGGAGATGATTATGTACGTGCTAAAGATTTTGTTCCAAATGTAGATAAATACAAAACAATTGGAGATAAAAAAGGACGCAAAATTCCTTCCGGAGTAGATGCAACGGAATTAAATATTGATATTGATCCGTTACTATATAAATCAGGAGAACCAATTTCAGCATCAACAATACGTGTTGCATTAGCAAATGATGATTATGCTACATTTCGAGCTTCATATCCCGGGCAAAATGATGCTGAAGTAAAAAATATATGGCAAATATTAAAAGGTGTACAAGAATCATTGTTTTCAAAAGAATGGTGGGGTAAAAATTTACAAGAAGATATTTTTGATATAGTTGAAGGATATATGGATCCTAAAACTTCTGAAAAACACAAACATAAAATTTCTAAATTAAAAAAGTTTTTAGATTCAAATTTCGGCAAACCATTTATATATGATTTTGCAGATTTTGAAAAAACGGTTTATGGAGTTCCTTTAACTGAAGCAATTCAAATAATTAAAGAAGGTGGTGCAGCAGGATCC